GCAATGCTGGATGCAATAACCGATGCCCCTAAACTACCAGCAGCAACGTTTGCAGCAGGGACAGTAACATTTGAATACGTACCAGCTTGGAGATTTGAATTCGTGAGTGAAATGGTTACATTAGCAGCGCCAGTTACACGTCCATCGGCACCAATTGTTACACTGGATACTTGAGTTGCACTACCGTAAGTACCAGCCGTAACCCCAGAATTCTTGATAGTCATGAAATTGGTCGTGCCGTTTGCAACGGAGCCAAATTGCGTACCGAGGAAACTGATCACAGCAGTCGGACTCGTTACGTTAGTAGTAAAATTTGAAGCTGTTCCTGTCCCTACCGCCAGTGTAGATGATCCTCCGCCACCTCCACTTATCGTCATGTTGTCGAGAGTGTCTAACGCTTTTTGGACGGTATTATCTGATGCACTTAAATTGTTGTTAAAGTTTGTTACATTCGTAAGAGTTTGAGACGAATCGACTACACCAACGAAAGCGCCATTTTTAGGCGCTATTTTGTCGATAACTAGAACAGTTCCATCGGCAGCATGACTAATAACGTTCCACGCTAACAACGAAAACAGGAACAATAAATACTTTCTCACTGTGCCACCACCGTGGTGCTACCTAGATTTAGATTTGTTGATCGATAAGCGTAAAAATTCTCTGTGTAGCCACTTGCGTTTGTGATGCTGACCGTTTCTGGCGACTGAAAACCACCCTCGAATCCACCAACTGTAAAAGTCGCGGTACCGAGACGAGTTGGATAAGCAAAAATAATGTATTCGCTTGCCCCTGGGCTGACAGAGAATGTTTTTGACTTGGAATTTTGTAGGTCGGTACCAGCAAGACCTTCTATGTTTGCCTCGCTATAACCAGAAGAAACTGTCGATACCCCGTAATAGATTCGATTTACAAATGTGTGGGTAATTGTCTCTGTGTCTGTTTCTGCACCTTTGGCAGAGTTCAGGGTAAATACGACAGTCCCGGCGACGGATGGATAAGAAACATTTGCAACACTGGTGGTGGATGTATATGGGCTGGAAAGGTGCAAGGGTGTCCCCCAACCCGAAAACGTTACAGTGCTCGACGTTGGAGGGCCATTACTATAACTGGCGGTGAAACTTACATTCCCGGAAGATTTCCAAACGCCAGTGCCTATTTCTTGGGTACCAGATAAACCGTTGCTAAATGACGCAATCGAAAACGCGAAAGAAGCTCCTTGAGCGGCATTGACCCAAACGCTACCGTTATAAACTAAAGTTTGGTTTATTGAAGCGCCCGTAATCGTTACGTCAGATAAATCATTTAAAGAACCACTTCCACCGCCTCCAGTAGCAGTAATAGTGATCGAAGTCGGAGAAGTTGTTATTGTGATGCTATCTCCGGCGGTTAATGTTCTTCCACCAAAGACACCATCTTCATTAATCTGAACATCTCCATTTGATCCGCCTGGATATGTAAATACTCCAGTAATCTCAGCTTTTATAGGAAGCCAGATAGACAAAAGAGAAAAAATTAGGAGTATTTTCTTAATCATAAATTGGTGCAGGGCTTTCCACCCCGCTCGCTCCAGATAACGCGCTGGAGTACGGTTTTTAATGCTTAGGTACCGGTTTTCCCTGTGATCGTAAGGACGGCAGAAGCACCAGTCCAATCCGTTGCAGCGGTTCCTGCCGCAGCGGTAGTCACAACCGTAACAACGAGACCAGACCAAGTGGCGAAAATGCCAGCCAGGGCCGCGTCGTATCCGGCGGTCAAGCGAGGGATAACATCCGTAATCTCGCTAATTCCATGCGTCGCGAGGGTAAGAGTAACCGTGTCGCTAGCTGATGCCGGAGTACAAGTAACGCGAATGGTTTTATATTCGCCAGCGTACTGCGTACCGTAAGACAATGTTCCAGTAATAGCACCCATGTTAATTCCTCCTTACGACGGGGTCGCGTACGTATCGCACGCGATCACACCGAATTCTTTCGAGTTGAAGACGGCTTTCTGAATTCCACCGATAAAGTTACCGGCGACGCCTTCTTTGTTTTTGTAGTCAAACGTTTCAACAACCAACGCTTCGGGGTTCGAAGCTTCGGCCATCAAAACCGCCTGGCGTCCGCACAGCAAAGCGCGGGCCGCGTCAACGGCGCAGTCCGTACCCGTCGCGGCGCCACGGAAGCTGTTTCCAGCAACCGAAACGTCCAACCACGGAATGAACTCGTTTTCGAACAGGATCACGTTTGACCAAACGCCAAGCGCGTCGTAGAACACAGGGTTCTTTTCGCTGCGTTTTTGCGCGTTTTGCTGAGCCGTTTTCCAATCCGAAGACTGGCGAAGTTGGCTCGCTTGCAGCGGATGCATGTACATGACGTACATGTTTTCGCCGTCAACATTGATCGGTTGAAGTTTAGGGTTCGACAATTTCGCTTTGGTTTGGCACTTGGTGATAAAATCAAGTGTCATGAGATGCGAAGAGCTCAAAGAAGCGGTGGAAACAGCACCCGCGTTAATGTAGCGATAGCGAGTTCCAGTGTAAGCTTCGTCCGCATCTGGGATGTAGTCCGGGGTGTTGGACCACGCCGCACGAGCGGAGTAGGCAACGCCTTCGGTATCAACCAAGGTCGTATTGGTAACACCGCCGAGTTTCAAGAACGCCTGCTTCGCAATGAATTCTTTCATCCAAATGCGGATCAAGTCGCGGTATTCGGCAATGCTGTCGTAAGTAACTTTCTGGGCGTCAAGTTTGCCTTTGGTACGAACAGCGTGACGGATTTGGTCAATCGCGACCTGTTCCGAATAGCTGTTGGCGGCTTCTTCGTTGCCTTCCAGTTCGTCGTCTCCGGTAACGCCGTCACCGGTCAAGCGAGTGATAAGCCCAAACGTCTTCATATCACCTTTCTTCTTTGCAAGATCGCGGGAGATTTGCATAACATTGTTTGCATCTTCCCCAGCAAATTTAAACACGTTCTCAACGTCTTTGATCACATCGTCACGAAGCTCCGTAGACCAGAGTTCTTGACGAAGCGCGTCAATCGATACTGTATTAGCCATTAGATTGGCTCCTTAAATTAACCCCGCCGAATCTCTGACCATCTTTCTGGGTTTTTGTTTCGGAATGCCTCGCGTTGTGTTGGAGACATTTTCAAAACATCGTTTAAGGTAACGTCCTCTGCGGAAATTGTCCGAGAAACGCCACCACCCGGGATAGATGCGCTTGAAACTCTGCGTTGGGTGTTTTGTTCTGCACGCTTCATCTGTTCGGGTGTGAGGCTCCCGTTAGCCTTGTTCGGGTCTAGGTTCCCGTTGCTTTGTGGCTCGGAACGATGTCCGTTTGGTTTTGGTTTGCCGTAGTTCGGATGAAACTTACCGATCTCGTAGCTAACCAATGCCGCGTTAAAATCATCAATGCCGTATTTGTGCGCGTCGGCAGCTTTGATTTGTAAATCTTTAATCATCGAAATCGCTTTTTGCTGTTCCCATTTGTTAGGGATCATCGAATCCAGGTTCTGCATTACTTCTTCCGCCAATTTCAGCGTTTCGGCATAATCTGGATAAATCGATTTCGCGTACTCTTCTTGCGTCTTCAGTGCTTCTGCAACCGATCCGCCTTGCTCTCGAAGCTCTTGTTGCTGACGTTCCCGCTCTTCCGCTTCCTGTCGTTGCAACTCTTTCCATTGTTTCAACGTCAAAGGCTTTTCTTCGGGATCGATCACGTTCCCTTGTTCGTCAACTTCCTGTTGAACACCGCGCCCACTCTTAATCGTTTCAATCTCCGCTTTCAGTGATTGAAACTCGCTCATCAATCGGTCACGCTCTTTTTCCGCTGCTTGACGCTGTTGCCGTTCGTTTTTCATGCGGAAATACATCGCACGCTGCTCTGTGCCAGGACCAAATGCGTCTAGCCATGCTTTCTCTTGCTCTGGAGTCTTAAAACTAAACTCGGGCAGTGAACTTTTCTTTTCCGGCTTAACTTCCTGTTTGTTCTCACCTGCTTGCACTTCCGGTTTCGTCTCGGCATCGGCTTTCACCTCTGCTTTATTTTCAACCGCTTCTTTTTTCTTGATAATGCCGCGTTTCTCCGCGAGTTCGATTTCTTTTGCGCTCCATCCGTTCGCTTTCAAATCTTCGCGTCCAACTTCTTGTTTGGGCGCACCGCTAACTTCCGGCTCGTTGACCGTAACTTGGTTGTCTGTGTTTACTGCTGTTAATGTTTCGCTCATGGCGCTTGTTTTCTCCTCGTGCTTTGCACGTTGTTTCCGCAAAAAAAAGAGTCGCAACCGAAGGATTCCTATTCCTTCAATTGCGACCCTAAATTCGCGGATATGGTGCCGTTTAGGCGGCTAAAGGGGGAGCTACCCCCACCCAAATATGTTGTTTAAATTCTTATCGGCGCGGGTTTACCCACATCCCTTTTCCGTTATTCCCGTTTCGGTACCAGATCTGGTTCGCGCTTGCCTCACCGATCAAAACCGTACCATCCGGCGCATCAAAATATTTCTGGCCGGGGCCCAACGGCTCCACAGTCGGAGCCGCAGCCTTTAGCACTTCTTCCCTTTTTTCTTTTTCTTCCCGTACATTGGCATTGACTACCTCCGCTGGTTGAGACTGAAAATTGTCCGTGACTGTTTCGGTCACCGATTCTTTAACTTTGTTCTTTGATCCTTTGGGACGCGCCATAACTTCTCCTTATGCCGCAACATCGCCAGGTTGACCGCCCATTTGGGGTGGTAACGCTGCCGCTTGCGCTTGTTGTACTGATTTTAAAATTCGTTGTTTTGTTGACTGGCTAAGCTGTGATTCCTCAACGAGTAATTCGAAAGGCATCAAACCAGGGCGCTTAGCATCCAATGCTTCAAGCTCCGCAGAGTTAGCCATCTTCATGGTTTCAGACGCGACCGCCTCACCAACCGCTACGTCGTACTGCCACAAGTCGCCGCGTAACACTTCCGCTATTGCCAAATCAGCTAGTTCCTTGTCGTATTTCATGGGTTGACCAAGCTCGTCCATCATGGGTTCCGGCTGGCCTGTCATTTCGTTGACAAGCATCATCGGCGGGAAGTTCTTCATCAGGAACGCATCCCCTAAAACTTTCTTTGCGGTTTCGGTGTCGTACATCTCGCCCAATTGAGTCAAAAGCATTTTTCCGCACAGTTGCTTGGTGCGAGATAGGTTATCGAACATCTTCTGGACCATGATAAGGCCCTGACGTTGACGTAACGCAATGGCACGCCCTGATTGGCTCGATCCTTCCTGAACCGCCAATAGATCGGCGTTGATACCCAACTGAGCCTTGATCGATTCTGCGCTCGTTTCGGATAGTTGCGCATGGCCAGTGGACAACGACATCGGAAAAATACGTTGCGGCTGAGGTTTACCGGCCTTGTATTCAAGATTTACGCCAGGCGTAGACCCGAAATTCGCTACCTTCTTAGGGTCAACCCATGAATCTTCCTCGGATAACCAGCCCGAATTGGCCGCACCATTCAAATGCAAATATTGCAGCGTTTCAACGCTGTTATGTTTACGCTGTGATCCTTTAACGCCATGCACGATACCCTGTATCAACAAATGGCGGTCATCACCTTCAATGGGAGCCGTGGAAAAATTGGAGAGATACGGAATGATCGGCCACGATTTCCATTTCGGGAAGAACCAAGCTTTTTCATCGGCAAGTTCTTTCTTAATCCCTGGAACGCTGGCGTAGTACCAGATCTCTGGAACGTAGCGTTTAATCATCGTGTAACGTTCGGGGTCACGCGGCGCTGGCGACATCGGCTCCATAGGCATCGGCGTATTCATAGGGTCCATCTGGTACATAGCCTGACCCATCATGTATGCGGTTTGCTCTTGCTCGTACTGCGCTTGCTCTTGCGCGATGCTTTGCTGATACTCAACGACAAAATCGTTGGCTTTTTCCGGTGTCTCGGATTCTTTTATTTCGCCATTTTGGCGATCACCAACGTAAACTTTTTCCACCCATTTCTTGTAGTAGCGTTCGATAAGGTCGAAACCGCTGTCGCTATTATCTGAGTCGCCGCCTTTCTTTCCGTAGTCTCTTTTCTGGGAGTGTTTCTCTTCATCGCCCAAAAACGCAGCTATATCGAAACTACCCGACTCTACCCGATCTATGTCTTTTTTCTTTTCGGGGAACATGCTGATCAAATCGTCTTTGGAGATCCCCTTGGTGAACTTGAAAATGTAACGGGCGTCGGAGTAGTCGTATTCTTTGTATCCCTTCTCTGGAAATACGCAGTCATAGTCGAGCTTTTTCCAACACGGTTTCCCGTTCAAAAGGCTGTAGGTGTTGTCGAGGTAAAGTTCGAGATAAGATTCGCCACACGTGATCCCGTCCTCAAACATTTCCGATGATTTGTATTGGAAGTCGGAAACCTTAACCGAGTTCTTGAACAAAGCCGTGGCAATCTCGGCTTTTACGGTATCTTCTTCGCCCTCGGGGAATGCCTTAAAATCGGATCGGTTCTGTCGTTCAAGGCCAGTTAACAACGCAACGTTTGGTTGGATGCGGTTGTCGGTAACAGGTTCAACACCGCGCCGTTTAAGTTCTTCGTACTTGTCATCGTCCCATTGCTTGCCGAGACGGAACAAGAAATCTTCTTTCTGGCGTTCAATCAGCTTTTTCTTGGACTGATACGCGGCCTTAAAATCGGAAAGGTTCTTTTCTGGTGTTAGCTTTTTATCGGTAGCCATTATTTAAGCCACGGCTCCGATCCGTCGGGTCCGTCCCATCCATTCGGGTCCGTATCACCCTCCCATGGATGCCACTTGCGAAGATTACCTGCATTATCTACCTGCCCCAAACGATGCAGGCGGGCCGTCTTCGCTTTAATTTCGTTCTCTTGGGACTTGGCTACCTTTTTGCAGTTATCAAGCAACGCCGTGGCATTGGCGTTGTCGTGGGCCATGCTGGCGACGATCTTGTTATGCTTCTTTATCGAGACGCATCCCGAAGAAAGTGCGCCAACAACAAGAATAAAGGTAAGTTTTGAAATTCCATTTGCTCCAACGATTGTTAGTTTCGGTTTAGTCTTTTCTTCTTTCGATTTCTCTAGGCTTTCTTTCGCCGCCTGGTCATGTTCTTGGATAAGGCGTAATTGGACCTGATCTACTCTTGTGCGTAACGTTTTACGTGAGAACAGAGACTTTATAACGTCAATTAAACCCATCTCAAAAGTAACAATCTCATACGCTTGCAAGCGGGTCTGAATAAATTGGATTTGACGATAAAGAGTTGCAACCTTTTTATCGTTCGCCTCATTCAACCTATCGTAAACGTTACCGTTTCTCATTTCTTCTGTTTCTCCAACAACGTCATCGCTAACTCTTTCTTTACCGTCGGCGGTAGCAATCCCCACCGAATCGTCGAGTAATACTTTGACAATCTGCTGCGCTGCAAAAGCTTTTCCCGGCTATCCGGCCTTAAGTTCTCCCAATCCGCCGCTGCAAAATCCCTGGCCTCTTCAAATAGTGCGCGTCTCATATGATCACCGGCGCACCTGAGCGCCTATTCATTGACGTTGCGTACTTGTCGCGCTTAATCACGCGCTCTGGGTGGATACGAGACAAAGCCCAGAGCCCGTTAAGAAAACAATCCGCATTGTCCGGGCTGCGCCCGTATCGTTTCTTGATATCTTCTTTCGCTTCCACTTGATAAACACCGTTACTCTTAATCGTTTTGTACTTCGCCCAGCTTAGCTGCTCAATCAAATTCGTATCTTCCGGCTGAATCTTTACTTTGCCTTGCTCGAACATCTCCGCGCCTTGGCTGTATATCTCGGCTCGGAGGTTGTAATACTCTTCAAAAGCCGACTTGCTTGCTGCGTTGACAAACACGACATCTTTTTCGAGTTCCTTAAGTCTGTCTGCCACTCCAGCTCCGACACCGATCTCGTCAACCGCGAAGCTCTCAATACCGCCACACTTTTTTGCAAAATGGATCGCAAGGCCAACTGTTTCCATCGTGCTTTTTCGCTCATGTTCTTCGCGGCCAATTATTTCCCCATTTTCTATCGCGTAAAAGACCGTTTTATCGTCACCGTAACGCGCTACGTCTATCGAAACTACCTTCCTAAACGGTGGCGCGGTGTTTAGATCCCGTTTCGCTGCCTTGTAAACCCATTCCGGCTGAATAATCAAATCAACCGTGTCTGCGTCATCCCATGAGTTCAAAACAAAACGCCGATACAAGCTCGGCTTTACTGTTTCGAGAACCTTCCAGCTTTTGATCGTGTCTTCTGGCAACAAGTGCGCGTTCTCAAAACTTGCTGCTTCGAACAATTCGCCACCGTCTAACTGCTTTAGCTTCCAGTTCTTATAAATCCAGTTGTGACCGTTGGTGTTGGCAGTGATGAACCCGCTACGAAGTACACCCTGCCGCCTCAACCTTCCAAAGAGCAAATAAAACTGTTCGTCTGTATCAAGTTCTTCGGCTTGCTCGATCCAGAACCAACCTAAGTTGATATTCTGGATGTTGTTCATTTCTTCCAAGTGCCGAAACATTATGATTGACCCGTTTGGCAATTTCACTTCACGCCCCGAATCAACCTTTAAACCTGTGTAAGACTCGAAATCCTTAACCGTCGAGTCCTTCAAATCTGTGTATTCCTTTCGGAACACCACGCCGAGATTGTTTGCGTACTGCTCTGACATCCGCATCGCTCGGCCAATCCCTGCCGTTGTCTTCCCTGTGCCCCACGCCGCCACATAGGCCGGATACCGTGACTCAGACATGATGAAACCGGCCTGTTTCTGGGTTAAGCGAAAAACCCGGTCGTTCTCGTTAATCTCGCTTTTGTTCGCTAGGATTCTTAAAGCCATCGGGTAAAAGCCACACCGTTTTTCCTATCTCTAAGCTACCTTCGACCGGCTGAGACACCTTGCCGTAACCGCGCTCTAGTACAATTTCAGCGGCTTTGATCCGATCTTTGACTGCGGCGGGTACACCAACAGTCTCACCGGCGCCTGTAACGACCTGTTCCATGTTTTCGCCGTTTGCAACCGCGATGAGAAACTCGACAAGTTTTGGCCCTGCTTCTCGGCACTTCTCTTTAAGCCATTCTGCCGGTCGCCCTGCTCCTTCACGCTTCCCGCCTGGGGCTAACTTATGACCTTTTGGAAAAGGCATATTGATAACTGCATTGAATCCGGCTCATGGCCGTAGAATAAAAAAATCCCCTGCTGGCTTCCGTTAGGGTTAAGCCATTAGGGGATTTAAATTTGGCGAACGTGTTGCTGTTCATTCGCCATAATGTAGTGGATTAATTTTTAATTGGGGATGGCAAAAAGTGGCAAATTGAAAATTAATTAAATCGTTTTGATTCCTCGCATGTCTTCAATCTTTCATACATTGCATTAAAAATAGAACTAGTATTTTCAATACCAGAACGGAACTGGAGAGAATGGTCTTTACAGTATAAAGTACCCCTCAAATCTGTTCCTCTTAAAATCCAATCATGCGTAAGGTGCTCTGGCGCGTAAGGATGGTCACCATAGAGTGACTGATATTGGGCAGGATTACTGTGTTTCTTTATCAATAAAACGATAGCTTTAGCAAAAAATACAAATGTTAGAACTGCAAGAGCTACCGCTAATGGGATTAATTCACGTTTAATTTTTATCATAATTTTTAGAATATCACTTGATGTCCGGGCTCGAAACCGGATATCCAAGTTAAAAGAGAACAATTTCCTAAAGCCAGGGTGCGCTATAGTGGCTTAATGGCCTTATTACTGGATATTCGACCTAACTTGGCATCCACTTACTAGCGCTTTTGTCTCAATTTATTGCGTGTCCTTCCACGCCGCATCAAGCTAAAATCTTTTTATTTTGTACCAAAATTAAACGTCTTTCCGCATGCCTAACCTGATCAATCGAAAGGCACAATTTCAATGCGATGCGCTTACGTAGCCACCCTTTCTTCCTAAGCGCCAAAACTTTCTTATCTTGTATTTCGGTGCTGATGCGGGTCATTTACCAAGTGCCCTTAAAAAATCACTATATGTTTCTGCCTCTTCAATATTCCTCGGATCATAGGCATTAGGGAAAGTACCACCACAACGCTGCAAATCACAAAGAATAATTTCCAGTAGCTCTTTTTTAAAAAGTTCTTTTCTCAGTTCAATAATCGTAACCATTCCTGGAGCATCATTCTTCTTCTTAAACGGCCACATTATTTCAACAGATCCAGACCATTAACGATTTCGTTTTTACCTTGAAAATTGCACGCCCAGCACACAGATTTTTCTCTGCATTTATCCATCATTTTTTCTATAGCAGCACCAACAAAACCTGTCCCCGGGCAATGGTTATCTTCAATGTCAAAATGAAGGTTATAATCAGGATCGGCGGGAACTTCGACAGGTACAATTAATGTACATTTGACAAGAATCTTCACTTCTCCAGCTCCGGGTTTTCGTGAACATTCCCGATCACATCAGGATCATATTGGAACCAGCCCCATACTGACGCAACGCCTGGACGCTCTATAACTTTCCCAACATAATGAGGGGGATCATAAACGATCTTACATGTATGCAGAGTTCCAGTATCATTCCAACGAACAATATCCCCTTCGTAAATCTCTTTCCCGTTCTTGTCGTGGAGGCCGGTGAATTGCATTACGATAAACGAATTTTTTTCATGTCCTCCACTTTCTTTAAATCCATCTCCAGCGCATCCATGACCAAGAACATTAACCAACTTACCTATCCTAAAATCTAAAAAAGATGGGATAAACATAAGCGAATGTTCAAAACACCAGCACCGAAACTTTATTTCCCTTTTCATTTGACCACCTTGCAATCGCAAATAGAACACCAATACGACTCCGTGTACTTATTCCAATAACGTTTATGGAAAATGTTGCAAAGCCATTGCCAAGGGAATCTCATTTGACCACCTTAAGCCGAACATTTTCCAGCTGACCGTAAAGAGCATCAAACAGTTTCCACTTCAAACGCCATTCCGGTGTCTCAAAACCCTTTACCTCGACATATTCCATCGTTCCGTCGTTGTGATGGACGATGAAATCGATGTAATAATTTGTGATGTGGTGCCCATTAACATCGAGAGATATTTTTGTTTGGCGTTCCCAATCTTTGATGTCGCCAGCCGCCATGCGCATAGAAAGCTCGTGAGCATACGCGGCCTCTTTCTTGCTGTGGTATTGGACGCCATTAAACTCTTGGCGTTTCGCTCTGTATTTGTTCTGGTAACCGACTCGATACATTTTCGATTTCCTTCAGCTTAGAATCAGAAACAGGCACAAAGTAACGAGTAATAGAACCGCGGACCACAACGGCATGGCCGCACGTAGGACAGGCTGTGATTTCATCGCTTTTTATTTCCTCGTCCATTGTCTTCCCCTTTTATTGGCAACATATCGATAACTTTTTTCGCATCTACGTACAGTTCCCAATCGTCTTCATCCAGAGGGAAAAGATCCATTGCAACTACTTGCTTGCTTGTATGGTCAAATATCTGGCCGATGACATAAAACTGTCCGACATCTAAAACTGTCATTGAACATGTTCCCCATGTCGGCTTTCGGATACGGGCACCAATCCACGCAGCGTTAATTCTTCCTAATCGCATATCCACTCTTCCATTTCGTACGATCCTGCTTCCCGGCAATCCTCGCTCATAACATGAAATCCTGATTTGACTTTTTAGACGCCCTTTTAATTTTAATCGCCATATAAGAAATAACAGCCGTAGTGATTGAAATACAGACAAGATAAGCTCCTAATACGCTAAGCGTTACAATTTGAACAAATGATGCTGATTCAATTTTCATCGGTAATTTCCGCAGTTACAATTTTGTGGTTCGGGTTATGGTCTTGGTGAAGACGCGCTTCTGCTTCGGACATAGCTCTCCCTTTCCCTTCGTGGATGCACTGTTCGCAAAAACTTAAGCGATCCCCCTTCATTTCGATTTAAAAACGATCCGTCCGAAATTCGAGCGAACCATCCCTTCAAATCTGCACAGCCTTAACCAGCACTCAATCTCTTGTGGTTTCATATGTGAGCCAATGAAAACCGATTACCATTGCGAAGCTGCACCGACTCACCGTTCCATTGCGCTAGTACGAGATGATTAACTTTCGACGAATTAGCGCAATGGCATTTAAACGCGAACTCGTAGAAACTTTCGTTTCGCATCATCAGCATTCCGCGACCGTCGCACGTTTCGCATTTAACGGTTTCGTATTCGGAATGCTCGATTTTTGAACGCGCCGCTGCCGCTATCTTCGGGAAATCCAACGAAGGAAGATTTTCGACGTGTATCAAGCTGCGTATCCCTGCGATAATTGCTCCCATTGGAAGATTCGATTTCTCAAACTCTTCGATGTACGCCGTCGATTTCTTCGCTGAGAATGGCCGGTCTTGCAAAACAAACAGCTTTTCCAGCTCGTTAGAGATGAGTAACTTTTCGGCTTCCGTTAGCGATGATTTCATCAGCTCGTGCACGCATTTCCTCCTGTCGTTTAATTTCTTTCAGCAACTCTTCTTCTTTCGTCGGTGGCACTGCTTCGGGAATGATGTTGTTCCACTTGCTCGACAGCGTTTCAATCGTGAAAGACGCAAACCCGTCTTTGGTAAACCACGAAGATCGATCACGACACAAAACACCCAGCGTTTTCGCTTTCTTGACGCATTCGTCAATGCCGTGAGCCTTAACCAAGCTCGCAGAGATAACCCAGTGTTTTTGATCAATCTTGAACGGTGATCCAGTAACTTCCTGGTAAACAGACTTGAAGCCTTCAACAAAAATTACGTGCGGCGAAGTATTGGCGGCGCGAAGCGGCGCAATGTCTTTGTCTTTAGGTTTAGGTTCTGGTATGGATTCGGATACGGATACGGTAGGACGACTTTTATCTCCCGAACGGGAAACTTTCGGACGCCGAACGGACGCCGTTTTTTTCTCTCGAAAATGCTTACGTTCTAAACGCTTTTCGACAAGTGCGCCACAATAATGGTGCCAATCATGCACACTCCAACCACCATTTTCGCACACCTCCAACCAACCAGCTTGCACAAGTGATTGCACAAGTTTGTCAGCATCCGCTTCCCATTCGGTCGCCGCTTTTATGGCAATTGCTGGAACCTCAATAACACCATCCAAAGCGTTATCAAGGCACCACCACCAAAGCATATGCACAATCGCCACAGCGTCCCTTTTTGAACAACCAAGGGAAGCCATAAGCGCATAAGTTTTCTTATGCTCTTTTATGTTTTGGTGAGATTCGATCCAGGCCAATTTTTTACCGCACCTTCACCAAATGGACCAACCCGGTCTTATATTCACGAGTCATCAAGAAATTTGAAAAGAAGCCTTCAATGCTGAGCCGGTAGTAAAGTTCTTGGGCCTTCCGACTTAAGCGCAGTTTTACTTGTTCCAGCTTTTTCATTTCTCGATTTAATTTGTTCATCGTTAGAACCAGGTCAGTGGATTTAATTTGCATATCATCCTCCTATGCTGCTTCGCGGTGTGAACGTGTCTCAAAAAAGGATTTAAAGGATGGGTCTTCATTCATCAAAAGGCGGGCAAAACATGACGCGTAATTATTATTTAGCTTGAAATCTCCAGCTCTACGTTCCACTTCGTAATGCCAGCGGATTCGCTCCATTATGGCCTTGCTTCCGTAGTGCGTTATGCCTTGGGACATCAACTGGTTGGCATACCGTTTAAACATCTTGTAAACGCCAGGATTCTCATTGTTGTACGCAATAAACGCGTCAACGATATGGGGGGCTATCCCGTTGTAGGTGCTTTCTTTGGTAAGTGGAAATGATAACTGCGTCATTTCTCGAAATGCGCCGTGATATAGACGCAAAAAGCAAACAGGATAGGTGTAGTAATTAGGAAATAAGGGCTAAAGAAGTAATGCCAATCAATAGTTGGTAGGATGGTAGTCACACAAACCTCGTTGGTTTATGCAATCCACCTTTTTGGGCAGTTAGCTCAGCGGTAGAGCGTTCGCCTTACACGCGAACGATCTAGAGTGCCTAAAAAGGAAAGTTAGATTGCAGATTTTTAAATAAAAATGCCCACGAAAAGGCTGCGACGCCGATGTTTGTGGGCATAAAAATACCGACTCCATTTCTGAACTCGGATTTTTTAAATTCTTGTAAGCGTCGCATGTGATAAATATAGCATGAATACATGCCGTCAAGTCAAGCTATTTTTTTACCGTCGAGAAACAGTCATTTCCGCTGCTGATTCAAACCTCTTTTCCAATGTTTCTGCCGCTGTTACCATGTGTTGAACCGGAGGCTGCACGTATCTTTCTGTCATTACTAGTGTTGTGTGCCCCAGATATCTTTGGATGGTTCTTAAGTCAATCCCGTCGAGCAACATTTGAGTAGCCCCGGTTCGACGAAAATCAGTCATCCAAAAATAGACCCCTGATTCCCTGCGTGCCGGAAGGGTTTATGGAGGCGGTCTTTACAAATTAGAACCAAAAGAGTTGTCCACACTTTCAGTTCCAAGCCTCTACGAAGAACTAAATTCACATGGTTTGGACACCCAACTTTTATTCCCAAATCAAAATCCATCCAACGCCGTGGGAGATCTGCAAGCTATAGATCGATAGCCCCACGCCAAACAAAATTCCTTATCTGCGACCAACAGCTAGATGGAACACCAATTGTTATTCACTCGTTGACGCGGTTACAATGTCAGGTACATGTAACCGTTCGTTAGATGGCTGCGAAGATATTGGGGGCGCCTCTTCACTGCTTATCGCAGCGGGCAAATATTTAGAATAAGTCTTTTGTAGGTATGCTTTGGCCGAATCTTTGTCCGCTTCGTATTCCAGTTTCTTTTTGAAAAAGTTGAGCCGGCCCCTGCATTCTTCGATAATTTCTCCCCACGTTTTGGCATACACCTTGATAGGAAGTTCGCTGTCTTCATAAGTCAATCCAACGGGGAGACCTTTTTGCCTGGCCCGTCTTTGTGCGTTGTCCGTCATGTCATTCGAAATGATCCAGAAAATCCACCGGGTGGTTGTATTCCTGAAACGTTCATCGCGAGCCACCGCCATTGCATAACTCTCTATTTGAGTCAGCCCATCTGGATCTATTTTCTTACTCGGCCGCTTTAGTTCAACCACGAGATGCTCTCTCTCTTCTGCCCGCGGTTGAGGAACAGATCGCGATAGCATCAAGTCAACTCGCCCCGACTTACCATCGTCACGAAGGACTGGGCTTTTATCATCGGATCTTTCACCTAGAAGATCCAAATGCTTTTTTAACACCTCATCCAAGCTGTCATCAGAATTTGTCAGATGGAAATGCTCTCCAAAAATCCATGTTTCGTTCTCAAGAATCTTGTGCAATTGATCCCTTTCTAAAAGCTGTTGCTTAGACTTTTCGTCGAAAACCAACTGTTCGAGACCTTTCAGGAAATTTAAACGATCGGCGACAATTCGCGCTGCTGAAATAACCGCCGACAAGGAGGTCTTGGTAAGCAATTCAGCTAAATCATCCTGCCGCTCTCTGGGAAGTTGAAGGACATTTGAAAATATCCTTTGGAGTGAAGCAGGATTTTCATTCAGTGCCTGCTTAATTAGATTGAAAGTGAATTTCTTATTTGAGGGGCTCGCCTGGTCAAAGTCGGAAAGATAGGCGTTTATGTTAACGGCTAAAACATCAAAAACCTTCCTTTCCGTTGCCTCAACAAGATCGTTGGGCTCCCCTTCGTATGGATATATTTTAGTTTCCTTCCAATTTTTTATCAGTGCTGCCGAATCTTCCAAAGTTCTGTTTTTAAAGTGATCCTTTAATTTGGATTTAGCAGAGGACAGGAGACCAAACACGTCGTTGTTAAATTCATCGAGAATCATGGCTTCCATCCTTCGACGATTTTAATCTCCGTCCATATATGCTCGTGGTCCGACTTAGACATTACCGGCTTCTTTTCTTCTGTACAAATGATGCAGCCAATGTAAGTGTGTTGGTT